ATGGAAAAGACCGCCGACACTCTTATCGGCGTATGGCAGGGGCTCCCACGAGCAATCTGACAAGTACATCACAGGTCTACTCTTCACCACCCTTATGATAGTTCTAACACTGTACAGAGATCTCATTGGATCTAACTGAGTGTCGAATTCTATCAAAACCGGGGTATGTAAGAGTAACACGAGCGAAATAGTCGTTAGAATGCACGGTTCCACGGATGACTTGGCTTGTTGACAACGCAACCGGACGCAACTTCCTTATCAGACGAGATATAAATTTCGTCTGGATAACATCTGCACGATTCTCCTCTGGATTATGAAACCAATTTGAAAAATAAATTGGCGGAAGAAGATAATCTTTCTTCTCTTGATTCCATTGGGGCAGTGTCGTCTTACCAAGAAGAACAAGTTCGCGACGAGTCTCACCTCCCACAGATTTAAGGATTTCCTTAAAATGAGAGTTGAGGGTCGTTGCGAAGTTGATCTCTTTCGAGAGACCCAAGAGATGATTCGTCAATCGAATAACATCTCTACTGTTGGGCTCTGATAGACAGACACTTGCAAAGAGTCGGTGCCATATCGAAGGCATGCGTCTTTCCCTAAGATTGCGAGACGAAGGCATTGGAAAACCAAGACCACCAAGGAGGGGACTCAGACAAAGAGCGAGTCCAGTATCCTTGGCAACCTTTAACATGGTTCTTCCATGTTGTTTCCAAATGAATAACCACGCCTTCTCTCGGTGAGGACAACTATCCAGGAAGCCGTGTAGAAGATTGGAGGGATGAAGATCTCCAATACCCACACGTCCATCGGTTCTGCGAGGAAGCTGTGCGTAACCCCAACCCATGTAAATGTGAGGAACCCTGACGGGAGAGAAAGACGTAGTAAAATTACAACTACGTGTTTCTATCCTATCAGGGACAAAGTCCCACATTTCTGAGTTGATGGTGCAGTATCTCTTATGTAAGAGAGTCTTCCCCGGAGAAGGTATAAGACCAAACCAGGTCATGTACTGCTTCCAATAGTCGAATTCACCTTTGTGCCTAAGTTGGAAAAGACCATCATCCCCATTCAAGATGAATGGGACATCTTCCATGAGTAATGTCTCTGACCATACCGTTTCTAACACATGCCTAACACCTGTGGCGTGAAGAAGACAGAGGACGATGAATGAAAAGAACGCACCCATTAACTGGCCTGCGTCCTGTTCACCAATCCTCTCTCCCCTACACATCACAGTGTGTCTAGTCATAGAATTCAAAATAACAGTTTCGAATTCCTCCGGAATCTCGTATCTCTCACAAATTGTAGATATACAAGTTTCCGAATAAAGACTCGGTATGTGGTCGGTGGCAGCTTGAAAGTCCGTTGACACAAGAACACAGGATGAATCCAAAAGAAGTTTTCTTTCGAATTCATCCATAATATCTTGCGTCACCGGACTTCCGACAAGTCGGAACGTTGGGTGATCCTTTAGATCAGACCAGATACGTCTACGCAAACGACTGTTAAGCCAGTAGGGGAAAGAACTTCCCTTGGTAATGACACGAACTTTAAAAGGTTCGGCCAAACCAACCGGCTCAGCGTTAGATGGTCCATGGACCATTGCCTGACGATCTGAATAATCTAAAAGATCCTCAACATCCTCTCCACTCATGGGTGCTCGAATTTCTCGAACACCATTGGGACCTTCAACGAATCCAACAAGATAATCAGTTGGAAAGAACTTATCGTTGAAGTACTCACGGAAGATGTGACCAGCCGCTCCACCCTCGTTTCTCTTACTTTCATAAGAGGCGTTAGTGGATGGGAAAGCGGTTGATCGAATTCTCCAACGACGTTGTGGAAGGACCTCACGAACGGTACGTCTTATCTCTCGGAGGACAGAATTCTCCGTTAAGACTACTCCATTTAGGAGGAGATCTTTTTCAACATCCTTATTCGTTGTTAAACGTTTAAGTGTTGATTGTATCTCCTGCTCAATGAGGTAGTCAGGAACGGAAACAGATCCCGCTTTTCCCTGGAATATTGAAAAGATGAACTGAATCATCTTTCTCTTTATTCCACCTGAAAAGCGACATCTCCAGAATCTGTCGTCAAGAGAGGTAAGACCCCATTTCGGGACCTTGAACAACATCGGCCAGCAATCAATATCCTTAGGGGGAGTAGGAAGATCATCATTATCAACGGACATGGCAAGCATGGTCGAAGTTTTCCATTTCAAATATTTCTCTAATCGATTTGTCGATTCCAACCATTTCCAGAAGATCAAATCTTCTTCGGACATGAGGAATTTCCTATCGAATTGAGAATATATGAAATTATAAACTTCAATCATTCTTGCGGTCTGTGGATAATGATATCCAATCCACTCAAAGCCAGTCATCATAATAGAACGAGGGAGAACTCTTCCGTGAGTCGGTTGTTTCCGATTCACTTCAGAGGATGGGTTCTGCAGTAAACCTCCACCTGCCACAGGATCGACATCGAACTTTTCGAAGTCGGGCAAATCCTGCAGTATGTATCTTGTTTCGTTCGTAACTTG